TTTTTTACTTGTAAGTTTTGGCATTTTTTATTCTTTACATTCATAGGAGCCACCTTCAAGTAATTTACATTTATATATTTTATCAGCGTTTTGTCTCATTTCAGAAGCAATACCTTCTAAAATATTTGGTAGATGTTTTTGTAAAACAAAAGTCATTTCAGTAGCAAAATTATAAGTCAACTTTTGCAACTCTGCCTCTAATACAGAGGTATCTACGTTACCACCATTTACTTTAGTTTGTATTATATGACCAATAACTGCTGTGTTATAGTCATTTGCTTTTACTGAATTTGAAATAGCACTTAAGCCAAACCATACAACCGCCAGTAAAAATATCAACTTTTTCATAATGTAATCTCCTATTTTATATTTATAGGTATAGTATATACTACCAACAGCGACAAGGCAAGCACTTTTTTAAATAAAAAAGCGAGTAAAATCAATGGTTTTTGATTTATTTTGTTCTATTTTTGTTCTGGTTTGACATAATTATCGTCCCAACCAAACGCTTCCTTGACTACCGAATCACTTAAACCCTTATATACTTTGTTCAATTTCTTATCTTTCATATCAAGTAATACTTGAGCTTCTTCTTGTTGAAGACCCTCTAATATCTGTATATACATTGTTTCTTTTTGAGTTTTAGTGGTCTCCGGGTCTGCACCCTCTACAAAATGCCACAATCTTTTTGCTTCATTCTCTAATAGAGTATGTTCAGTTCCTTTAGGTGCTTCGTTAGCCATATATGGTGGTGTACCATTTGGCAATGACCATTTTATATTAGGGTCAAAAGAACCTTTTAAAACCATTCTCAAAGAAGGCGAGTCATATTGTTTTAAGACTTGTATCTTCTTTGCTTTGTCTTTAGCGTTGTTTACTTTAGTTAGAATTTCTGAAATCATTATCTGACCTGAAGCTTCGTACCCTTTACCAGAGTCCATAGCTGCTTTAGGCATAATACCTAATCTTTGCTGGTGTTGTGATTCCATAATCTTATTATCATTTTCTGCCATAATTTTCTCCAATTCGTATTACTATTTATACTTATTTAGGTACTTCTTTTTGTACCATTTGTAAAATGCCTTGTCTGTAAATATCTCTGCAACCTCACTAGCAGGCACTTGGTCACTTCTTATACAATCAGCTAGAGATTGATATTCATATGTATCCACTTTTCTGGTCATTGTTTTATCTTTACTCGCCTCTGCTAATGTCATTGTAAACCTATTGTTCTTTTCTTGTTTAAAATTTTCTGACAATATGTTTTCTTAATTCTTTTACAAAAAACTCTATCTTGTCTATACTAGCAATCAAGTTAGGGTCTGTAATATATTTTCCTTGGTCTTTTAATTCGTCATATTCTTTTAATGGAATCTGTACCATCGGACTTGGTGGTTGATGTTCGTTTTCCATTGTAGCGTCAAGCGCTCTTTGTTTTTCTTCACTATCTGTCATAAAAACCTTTTGGTTAACCTTAAATGAAAACAGGGGCCTTTAGGGCCCCTGTCTCCTATTTTTTTATTATGCTGAGTAAGCAGTTTGCTTACCGAATACAGCGTTGATACCAGCAGCGATAATCGCTTTTGATGGTGTTCCAACTCTGTAAGAAACGCCTTTTGAAGACCTATTTTCATAAATCATCATTCCTTCGTTTCTCAATTTCATCACCATTGAAGCTGGTGATTTAAGGTCGTGTGTGTTTCTCAAAGTTTTCCAAGAAACCTCTGAACCTTTTGCGAAAAGGTTTCTTACCTTTTCAGTTTTAGTTAGCTTTGTTCGAGCCATAGTATTACTCTTCCTTTCATTGAAGATATTTAAAAAGTTAAACATTATTGTTTACCTTACCTTTCTCTAGTGTTATGGTCACCACACCATTCAGAGTACATAGCGAACATTTGTTGTATGCCCTCCAGAATTCTTTAGTCATCAAGGTCAAAGTCTGGTTCAAACAGGTCTCCGCCTTCTCTTAAATAGTCTAATTCTTTTTTAATGTCTCTTGACAAAACATTTCTTGGTGGTTGTGGTTTTGTCAAAAACATATCATAAGTTATTTTAGCAGTTCTAAAATTGCCATCTTTATTGACTTTTAAATCTACCATTTTCTCACTCAATAATTGTGCTGGGTGAGCCATATCAAAATCTCTATACACTAAACCTCTTATCGTATCAATCACAATCGCCAAGTCTTTTGTAAAGGTTGTTGCATTTGTTTTAACACCTGAATCAACAAACTTTTTTAATAAATCAAATCCTATATCATCAACTACTGATTCTATGAAGTCAATCGTTTGTTTCTTCTTTAAATCGTCAGCAAACTGACTCTTTGCCTTGTCATTAATTGGTACTTTCCTTTTAATCTTGTTCTCTGGAAAGAAAATGATATTATCACTCAATTACTTCTCCCTTAAAATTAACTTGGTTCTTATCAGCAAAGTGTTCTATTAGTTGATTATAACCACCAATCAACTTACCGTCAATCTTAATTTGTGGCATAGTTCTAACATTTTTACCAATGTCTTCAACCAACTTTGTAGGGTCTGAGCCAAAATCTTTTTCTAAAGATTTTTCTTCGTATTCAAGGCCAAGATTTTTAAGTAATCCTTTGGCCTTGGTACAGAAGACACAATTGTTTTTACTATAAACTATTATTGTCATCTTTATTTTCTAATACTTCTTTATATGCGATATTAGCCTTCTCTTTTACATTGTAAGCGTCAACAGCCTCTTCAATGGTATAATTATACATCTTATTATACTCACCTAGTGGCAATCTCAAACCAATCCACGCTCTATAATAACCATTCTTTGTTAAGGTTACATCTTGTTTCCAAATTTCATAACCTCTAACTTTAGTATCTTTGATTATATTTACTAGTGTAGATTCTACCTCTGATACGGTAGTTTTACTATGTGTTTTACCTAATTCAGTTATAAACTGCTTAGATTGTTTGTTCATTTCACCTGCAACAATATCAGCAATTTCTGATTTTGCATACATCTTTGCTTTCTCAATAGCAAGTTGTAGGTCTGGAGAAACGGATGTTGCTACACCAAATAGACATTCTTTATCTTTGCCTTTACCAAGTAAGTCTGTATCACAGGCTTTTCTCTCTGAATAATCTGCCATATACCACTTTGGTACTTGGTTCATAGTCTTTCCGTTTTCTGATTTAATTTTATAAGTACCACCAGCACAAGCATTAAGCATTAGCGCCAAACCTATAGCACCTATAATTTTCACGTTGTTTTTCATCATAAGTTTTTACTCTCCTTTACATCATATACTAAACTTTGTAAAAAGTCAAGCGTGGATTGAACGTATCCTAACGCTTGGTCACCTGATACATCATATACTATAATTAATACAAGAGCAATAATGATTATATTTCTAATCATTGAGTTACCTCCCATTTACCGTTTGTTTGAAGACACATCTTTCCATATGATTTAAAAGCGTGTCCTGGCCGACTATAATATCGGCAATATGAAGGATTATTGGTATCGTGATAATAGAACATAGCGAATAAGTCCCAATAACTTGGTCCATCGAATCGCTTTCTACCATCAGCACACTCCATAATCTCTTCTTTTACTATGGTATCACCTTTTTGTTTGATGACCACCTTAATAAAGCAGTATTGACCGTTTGTTTCCGCTGGGTCTAATGGTTTAATTGTACTATGATATACAGATGTATCATTGTTTTGTTTTTCTATCTTATCTAAAATCTCTTCTACTTTGCTTACAGGATATGTGTCACCACTTAAATCGCCATTCTCATTAGCAACTGCAATACCCGATATAATTAAAAATATTATTAGTATAAAAGACCAGACTAGATATTTCTTTTCATTATAATTAGGGTCAAACATATTTTTTTAACTCCTCAATAGATTGTTTTGTATTATAAATCTCCTCTTCTAATTCTACTACTCTCTTGTCATTAGAAATTTCTATCTCTTCTTCTTTATCTTTTACTTCAGATTCTAATTGTTGTATTCTATCGTTGTATCTACTAGTGTACATTATGTCCTCGGCTTTTCTATCCATTGACCATCAGGCATTTGACAGGCAGTACCAAACACCACTTCTCTATTTACATTACCAACACCTATCAAAGGCCATTGATTAGTAATATCAACCGTAGCGTCATAATCTACACACTTTATAGGTCCTTTCAAATACGACCTTGTTGTGTGTATAATACCACTATTACCTGTTTTTTGATTGTACCAATTTGTATAACTAGAACCGTTCGGACTAGTATTTAAATGGTCTACGAATACTGCGTTGTGAACATCATAATCACTTTTATACATAATTTCTGCACCTGCAAAAGCACCTATAATAGCACAAGCACCAGCGGCATATGGGTCGGTAAGACCGTGTTCTACACATACTGCTGTAGTAGTTGTACCACCTAGTATTGCACCTGTGGTAGACCTACTTGTACTACAATTTGTTAACGTCAACACCATTATAATCATAATGGTAATCTTTGTCAAGGGTGTTTTCATAATCATTTATATTCTCAAAAAATTCTGAATCAACTTTAGTTTTGGCAACTAATAATGAATCTGCTTGTATATTCTCAATTTTGTTTTTAAGTAAATAAGGGTCAGATGGCGGAGTATTACGTAAATCATCCGCCATTTTCTTAATAGAATCTATTTTATCACAAAAAGATTTTATATTCTGTACCATTATTTCTTACTAAAAAGATTAATAATCTTTTCCTTTGTACTGATAAATTGTACTCTCATATCAGCCCAAGACTCTGCTTGGTATTCTTTTGTTTTTTGCCATTCACTCTGAGCAAAGTTAGATACTTTACCAGGTACAGCAACAATGGCTTCGCCAAACTCTTTAGGAGTTATTGAAGCTTCATCAGCTTTCGCTTTGTTAAGTTCTAAAGATACAAGTACAAACGCAGCTATGACTACCATACCCCACATTGCAACTCTCTCCCAAACTTTCTTTATTACTTTATCCACGATATCCTCTATCTGTTGGTTTGTTAAATTAGACACCAAGACCTTCCGTTGCTTTTTTCTCTGCAAGTTCTATCTCGGAGATTCTCATTTTTTCGGCATAAGACATACCAAAAACCGTGTTATAAAAGAAATCAATAGGACTGGTACTTGACCAAGCCTCTAATAACTTTTCAAAATTTATATCTAAACCAGAATAGTAATGTGGATTAGTTTTTTTCAATTCAATATGGTCTTTGAAGAATTGTATTCTATTATCAAATTTGTCATTCTCTTTGGCAAATTGGTCTTTCTTCTTTGACATCTTAATATCTTTTTGTTTTGCAACATCAAACTCTGCAAACAAATTTTCTTTATTATATGTAAACGACATAGTGTTATCCTCTCAATTTATTAATATATTCATATACTATACAGGAAAAGTCTTGGAATGTCAAGCCTATAATAAATGACGTATTTACACGCTTTTTGTACATTTTTAAGCGCCTAGGATGCGCCAGGACAGACGATTCGACCATTTTACGTACTACCGTACCCCCTCTGGAAAGGGTAAATCGTATTGAGATTCGCTTGGAGATTGCATTTTTGACGCAGCTAATCTCTCTTCTTCTTCAAGCCAAGTCTCAAAATCCTTAACTTCTTTTTCCTTGTAAGCAACCGATTCGTCAATCAATTTGATTGCACCGGCCGTGTCGCCACTCACCAACTTTTGTTTTACCTTTTTAAGGTCATCAATCATATTTAATACTTCGTTCATCATACTTTCCTTCCCGCTGTCTTTAAATCTGATTTATTTACCACCATATATGGTCCTTTATTATATGCTGGTACTATTGTGTAGTTCTTTGAAGCCTCTATCTTCCAACTATTATCAACTTTTTTACCACCATTACCACATATTTTATTTGATAGTTTAGGTTGTTTTTCTGGTTGTATATCTGATAAGTCTGCTGTAGGATAATAGCCTTCAGTATTACTTATATTACTTGACTTGATAATATCTCCTTTATCGTCAACATTTAGACCTAATGACCTCATCCACTTGATATGTTTACCAAGTACGTATTCAAAATATTGTTGTTTACTTACTTTTGCTTTTGGCATTTGACTCATCTTCACTTGACATTAATAAAACTATGTAATGAACAGCCTTTAATAGGTCTTTCCTATTACGACCATCTTTCTTACCAAACCTTGCAAGATATTTAATTGCATTGGCTTGACAAAAATCTTTGTCT